GAATAACTTATGTTAACGAATTTGGACAAATAATAAAATTCATCCATCAAGTTTTTCTTGTAATCAGAAGAAAGGACGAAAAAATTCAGCCCCGAAGCCGATATTCACTTCGACTTTTTCTCCTGACGGGGCTGTAACGATTCTCTTCAAATCAAGTTTTGGTTCACAGAGTTGAATCTCTGAACGTAAGAATTTAGAGTCTACTATGGGTAATTGTGGTATTATTTGAGATATTTTTTCTTTGTCTCTTGTACCATCCATTTCAACTATTTGTAGTTCCAATCTTTTTGTAACTATGGGTACCGTCATCCCTTCAGGATAACTATCTGATAATTTATCAAGTAAGTCTAAGTCAGCCATACTTAATAATCTCATCAAAACCTTGTGCCCACCACGAGGGGTAGTGAACTCAAACAAACCCTCATTGTTGGGTTGATATTTGGGGGGATTTATGTTTAATTCTTCTAACTCGATTGTTCTTTGGAACTCCATACCTGTTTTGGGATCCTTCAAACTGAATACGTATTCAGTTCCAAATGATGTATTACGTAAAAATATTAGTATCGCTTGGATGTCACATTCGAGTAACTCCTCTACATTCATATCAGGTTCGTATATCTTGTTTTTCAACAAAGTTTTGACAACCCCTTGTGAACGTATTGTAGTAGACAAGAGAATGTTTTCATCCTGTGCTGTAAGATAACCCACCTTAATGGATTGTTTTTTATTCTTATAAAACTTTCCTTGTGAGGGAAGAGGTACCACGTCATGTGGTAGGTTAAAATCAATTTGTCCGTAATGTGTTGTATTTTCCATATAATAAAAAAAAACCATAGAGTTTCCCCTATGGTTAAATATAAAGTCAAGAAAAAATTAGTAAATTATTAGTAAACCAAAATACATCTATCAGGACGAAGAGTTGCGGTGATTGTCGCAAGTCCATCTTCTCCGTAGCTTAAAGTATCGAAGTTAACGTCCGTCAAGAAAGTTCCTTGTAAAATCCATTTCTCAACAGCAACTCCTGTTGGATCTAATAATTCTAAATCAATATCTTTTTTGTATCCCGCTGCGTAACCCATTCTACCTGTTACTGATTCAGCGTGTAAACGTACCCACTCCATAAGAGCTTGTGCCGCAGAAGGGCCGATTGGATCTCTGAACGTTACGTTAATAGTGTTCCAAACGAATCTTCCTGCCACATAGGTTGAAGTGTTCAAAAATGGAATTTCAACAGGTGTGTTGCTCCATTGTGGACGGCTTGTAGATTCTACGTACCAAGAGTTGATGCCTAAAGATGATGGAAAAGTAAGAATGAATCTATTCTTTCTTTTTGGTTCATACTGAAAAGGCATTTTCATTAATAAGTCTGCCATGGTTTGCTATTTTTTTTCTTGTTTTATTTTAATATAAATACACACAAAAAATTTTTTTACTTTACTTTTAATTCATAAAAAATTACTTATTGCAAGTATCTTATACTTCTTTCTTTTCTCCGCCTTTAGTTAAATAAGTTCTAACTGGTTTATCTTCATATTCAGTATCAATAAATTGTTTAATTTTTTCTATGTTTCTTGGATCATCATCTGAGAAACCTATTTCTGGTACAAATTTATTTGTTACATCATTTTTAAAGTAAGCTTTTTTACCTATTTCAGATGCCATTAATCTCACATCTGTGATAAACTGACGAAGGGCTTTTATTTTTCCTTCTTCGGGGTTGGAGGCACTTCCCTCCCCATATGTTACGGGACTAAATTGACACGTGTTTAAGTAGTCATTTATAACTTGTTTGTCCGACTTCATAGAATCTCCTGAGAGTTCACGATATCTTCTAAGATTAGTTACACATTCATCCATGTTTATACCGTTGTGGTTCGTCACAATGAACGTGAACACAGCATCTTTAATAACTTTAGGGTTGTGTCCTCTTGCGGTAATTATCGCAAAAATAGAACCACCATTGATACACTCCACAAAATCATCCCAAGATGGTCCGGGTTCAGCAATCATAGCATCTAATAAAAATTGTTTGTCCCCTTTTACGGTAAAATTACGATATGGGTCTGAAGCATATCCTACAATATTTTTTCCTTTGTAGGTGAAAGTTTCCTTCCCGATTTTTTCTCTGTATTCTGCAAAATCTTCAGTGGAAATACCAACCTCTTCTGCATTTTCATCAGAAACAATAATTTTTGTTGGCATAACCACAATGTTGTCATCCCAATCAAAGGCGTAGTATTTCATGTCGGGAGTGCCCTCAACAGAAATACCTTCATTTAAAGATAATTTTTCTTTTACGTATTCACGCAAAATTGTTTTTATATTCATTTTTTTGATTGAATATTTTCGATAAGTCTTTCCAATTGAGACTCACTCATAATGATATTTTGTGGTTTTTCAGAAAAAGTTTTTACACCATTTTCATCCATTCTTAAACTTTCTCTTAATGTTTTTTTTCTAAATTCCATGTTAAAAAAATAATTAAGGGGTGAGGTTTCCCCCACCCCGTTTGTTTATTAGATATTTTCAAATGATGCACCTGTCGGAGTAATCAAGAATTCAATATCGATGAATTCAAGAGCTCTTGTAGGTTTCAAGTAAATCTTTCCTGTTAATGTGTTTCTATCCAAATCTTCAGGTGAAGAACTTACAGTTACACGGAAGTCATACAAACCTCTATCTCTTCTGATTGAATCCAAGATAGGATTAACAGAATCAAGGAATTGTTGTCTTACCTTATCGTCATTTTGTTCGAACAACAATCTAACAGCAACAGCTGAAATCAACTTACGAGCTTGTAGCAACAATCTTCTAACGTTAATTCTGTCGAGTGCAGATTCTCTGATTTGAAGAGTTTTGTTACCCCAAATTACAGTACCTACGTCAGAGAAGGTTGCGATTGGGTTGATTCTACCTTGGTAAAGAGTGTCTCTATCCTCTTGAGTGAGTTTTTTACGAGCCTTAACAGCATTTACCAAACCTCTTGTGTAACCCGCAGCCGCGAACCAAGGGAATGCGATGTTGTCAGTCAACGCTAAGTTTCTCGTAACTTCTCCTGTTACAGGAAGATAGATTTGAGTATTATTAACACTATCTCTTGTCAAAATCCATGGGTAGTAAGTTGCCGTGTAGTTAGAATCAATTCCTGTTTCTTCTAAACTGTCAACCGCCTCTTGTGGATAGATGAACGTAGTAGAGTCTGCGTAGTTCAAGTACATGTTAACGTCAGGGGTAGTACAGATGTAAATTGAGTCAGCTCTGTCGGTTTCAACCAAATCAATCGCGTTTTCAACAAGATTACTGTTGTTTACGTAATCGATACCTGGTGTAACAAATACGTTGATGTTAACCGCTTCAGGGTTTGCGAATGTTTCTTGTCCCAAAAGGTATGCGTAGTAGTCGGTGTTAGCCAACTCAGTATCATTACCCTTAGTGATTTGTTTGAACGCTCCCCAACCTGTTGCTAGTGGGTAGTTAGGGTTTTCATCAGATGCTCCATACAAGTAACCTGTGTTACCAAGTGAATAGATATCACCATTTGTACGATACTCTCTGTAGATGTCCCAACCATCAAAACCACCCTTAGGGATAACTGTGAACTTACGAGATGCCAAAGTGTAGTAAGGGTTAGATGAACTTGTAGGTTCAGTTCTGAACGATGTAATACCACATTCGAAAGCCGATTGTCCCGAAGTTACAAAGTTACCTGAAATCGCAACGATTGTTGCTCCTGAGTCCATGTGGAAACCTTTAGTCATGTAGTTCCATTCTGTAGAAGAAGTCGCCAAACCTAAATTACTTGGGTTTTGTTTTCCTTTGTAATCAAAGAAGTTAGCGTCGATACCAATTTGTGTTGAGAAACCTAAATAAGTTTTTCTTACTTTGTCCCCTGAACTTCTTGTTAAGTTGTCAGCTCCTGAAGACAAACTGAATGGTGGGGTGAAAATAACTTCACCAGGTGTGTTATATTTTGTCTTATAGATTGCAAATGGAGGTTGGATGTCAGAACCACTACCACCATACTCACGGAATGTGTAACCTTCGAATCCACAAGGAAGAGCATCAACCGGAGCGTCAGGGTTCATTTCAACCATAACAAATCTACTCTTCAATTCATATTCACCGTCTGAAGTACCAATCTTCTTAGCGATGAAATTATTTTGAGTAGGATCCATAGAACAGTTAGTGTATCTCTCTAAGAAAACAGGATTTTCGTCCGTATCGAAGAAATCACGAACACCTACGTCGAATGTGCCATTTGCGAAGGAAATGTTAGCAATTGAAACTTTTACTTCTCTGTTTGCTGAATTACCGTCAGATACTGTGATAAATCTGAATAGTCTATACACAGTATTACCACGAAGTTCAGATACTAAATAAGGTGTTGCAGGAGTCTGATACTCCTCTAAGTACCAACCGATAGACGTATTCGTACCATTATCTTCTCTTGCAGAAGGAAGTGCGGTGAATGAAGTATTCAAACCTCTGATGTATCCTTTAGCGTAAGACCAGTTTAATAGATTTTGGAACCTTTCTTCCAAGAATACCGGAACCTCCTCTCTATCTTTTCCAAAGTTTGTTG